TTATGCTAAAGAATACTCTGAAGCAACAACTCCTTACATTAAGTCACAAAAAGTTGGTGGTGTAGCTACAAACTTATTTAGAGTTCATACTCTTTCTCATGGTAATGCTACAAACTACGAGTTTAAAATAGGTATCCGTGATATCAAACCAGCATCTGAAGTTCCAGGTTCTGAATACGGAACATTCACTTTACAAGTTCGTAGAGTAGATACTGCAAAAATTCCTAATTCTATTTTTGGAACAAATGTTCAAGACGCAGACACAAGACCAAATATCGTAGAAGAGTTCACAGGTCTTAACCTTGACCCAAATTCACCAAACTACATCGCAAGAGTTATTGGTGATAGATATATTACTGTAGATGCAAGTGGTAAATTAAACATAGAAGGTGATTACCCTAATAATTCAGCTCATATTCGTGTTGAAATGGAAGCTGATGTAACGAATGGTGCTATTGACTCATCATTGGTTCCTTTTGGATTCGCAGCACTAACATCACCACTTAATAGTTCATATACTTTACCAGACCCAACTTATGTGGTTTCTCAATCATTGGGTGGTGTCGTAAATACAAAAGTATTCCTTGGATACAACTACGACTTCAGTTCAACTGATAACTTAAACTTTTTATTACCGCTACCAATTGAGGCTCAACAAACAACGGTTGGCACTGCATTTGATTTGGCTACTTGCCAATCAGGTTCAGGTACTGTATCATTAACAAGTGATGTTGACTACAAGAAATTTATGGTTCCGTTCCAAGGTGGATTTGATGGCTGGGAGCCAAACCGAGTAATTTCAGTTGGTGATTCAATTACCGCTGGAAACACCCAAGGTTTAGATTGTTCTTCTGCTACGGCTACGGGAACAATTGCTTTAAGAAAAGCTATCAACGCAATTTCTAATCCTGATGAGTTTGATATCAATATGGTTGTCCTTCCGGGTATTTTACATAGATTACACTCTTCAGTTACCACATTCGCTAAAGATATGTGTGAAGATAGACAAGATTGTTTCTTTGTAATGGATGCAGGCGCATATAGTGATTCAAACACTACGGTTGTAAACGCATTAACTTCGTTTGACTCTAATTATGTTGCTACTTACCATCCTTGGGTTAAAATCCTTGATACTGATAAAAACAAGCCAGTATGGGTTCCACCAAGTGTTGTTCTTCCTGGCGTGATTGCTTTCAATGACCAAGTTGCAGCAGAATGGTTTGCTCCCGCAGGTTTAAATCGTGGTGGTTTAACTGATGTTATTGAAGTTAAGTCTCGTTTGACTCACGCTGAAAGAGATACACTTTACGAAGGTCGTGTAAACCCAATCGCTACATTCCCTGGCCAAGGTGCTACGGTATTTGGTCAAAAGACCTTACAAGCTAGACCATCCGCTTTGGATAGAATCAATGTAAGAAGATTGTTAATTGCTGTGAAGAAATACATCGCATCTTCTACAAGATACTTGGTATTTGAACAAAACACGGCTGCTACAAGAAACCGATTCTTGTCAATCGCAAACCCATACTTGGAATCAATCCAACAAAGAAATGGTTTATACGCATTCCGTGTAGTGATGGATGAAACTAATAACACACCAGACGTAATTGATAGAAATGTTTTAGTGGGTGAGATTTTCTTACAACCTACCAAAACTGCTGAATTTATTGTGTTGGATTTCAACATTCTTCCTACGGGCGCTACATTCCCTGGTGCATAATTTGAAGAATGATATACTTATAAGAAAGATTAGGAGAATTTAAATGGCAAATTTACTCACACCGCAGGAGATAATGTTTACAAATTTTGAACCAAAAATGTCAAACAGGTTCATTATGTATATTGAAGGAATTCCAGCATATCTCATCAAAGCGGCTAACCGACCCGAAATAGCTAATGGTAAAGTGGTTATTGACCACATTAATACTCGTAGATATGTAAAGGGTCGTTCAGAATGGCAAGATTTAAGCATCAGTTTATATGATGCGGTGGTTCCATCTGCCGCTCAAGCTGTAATGGAGTGGGTTCGCTTACACCACGAATCAGTTACCGGCCGTAATGGTTATTCGGATTTCTACAAAAAAGATATTACATTTAACTCGTTAGGACCAGTTGGTGATAAAGTTGAAGAATGGACATTGAAAGGCGCATACATTCAAAATGCAAAGTTTTCTGATATGGATTACACAGGTGAAGATTTGGCTACTGTAGATTTAACATTGACTTACGATTACGCTATCTTACAATACTAATTTTAGATTGAAAAATAATAAACCCCACTTCGGTGGGGTTTTTTTGTTTTAAAAAGTTTTAATTCTATATTTATATGTAGTTTAACATAAACGGAGATTAAAATGATTAATATCATTAGAAATAGAGACACCAAAATCGTATACGCTGTTGTATCAGACGGTAATGTAGTAATTACTGAAACAGAAACTACTTACGATGGTAATATTTTCACAATTGATTCTGAATACCCATACACTTGGTCAAATGGATACGAATGTGTTCAAGCGGAAGTTGAAGTACCAGAAGGATGGCATGGTTCAAAATACGCTTTTGATAATGGAACTTGGACATTAGTATAATAAAATAAAATAAGTTATGACTCAAAATTTAAATGATGATTACACCCACGAAGGTGTAATTGACCAATTACGAAAAGAACACGAAATTACGGAACTGAAAAATTATCAGTTTCCAACCGAAGTTATTGAACTACCATCTCGTGGTTTAATATACCCTTCAGATAACCCGCTTTCAAGTGGTAAAATTGAAATGAAGTATATGACTGCAAAACAAGAAGATATTCTTACAACGCAGTCATATATTAAAGATGGTTCAGTTCTTGACCGACTATTTCAGTCACTTATCGTGTCTAATGGTAATGGTCAACCAATCAAGTATGTTGATTTGGTGACAGGTGATAAAAACGCTATTATGATTGCTGCCCGTGTGTTGGGATATGGTAAAGATTACGAAGTAGAAGTAACCGACCCATTTACAGGTAAAAAGCAAAAAGAAACAATTGACCTTACTCAATTTGATAACAAACCATATGATGGTTCTGCTCAAGTAGCACCTCATACCAATGAGTTTGAATTTACCTTACCCCGTTCTCAAAGAGTTGTAACCTTTATGGCTATGACCGAATCAAAGGAGCGTAAAGTAAAGCATCAAGTTGAAGAGTTAAATAAAGCAAATCGTAAATTAAAAGATGAAACATCACGAGAACTTACAACTCGTTTAAAAACCATGATTCTTTCAGTTGATGGTGACGCTGATAGTAAAGTGATTAGTCAATTTGTAGATAATGAATTATTTGCAGTTGACTCAAAAGCATTAAGAAACCATATTAACGAAGTTGTGCCTGATATTGACCTTAATTGGGAATTTATTTCAGAGGAAACGGGGGAAAGGAGGGAGATGATTCTACCAATGGATGTCACCTTTTTTTGGCCTAACTCCTGAATATAGAAAACACCTTCACACCCATATCTTTGAGTTGATATATCACGGAAATGGTGGATTCAATTTTAATGATGTTTACAATATGCCGGTTTGGGCTAGATTGTTTTATATTAGTAAAATAATTGAGTTTAAACAACACGAAAAGCAATCTCACGACAAGGAAGCTGCTAAAATAAAGTCTCAAACACGAAAAAGGTAATACCCGACACATTTGTTGGGTATTTCTATATTTATACTATATGATTAGAGGGAAAACTATGAAATCACAAAAATTAGAAACCATTATTGAATCGCTTCACAAAAGAGGTATGACCGAGGGTGTAATCGGTGATTTTTTGAAAAAGATTCAAATCGCTATCAAGACAAAACAACTTGATAAGTTGACCAATGACCCTGAATATCAAAAAATCCTTAAACAATACAACATCAAGCCCATAGATTGGGGAAAAAATTACGAATATTGAGTTTAGGGGTATAAATGGCGCTCAATAAAGATAGTCAAGATAGATTAAACGCTATAAGAGAAGAACAGCAACTCCAAAGGAGCTTGCAAAAAATGTTGAGCGACAGAGTTACCAAAAGTAAAGAGTTAACCGATTCTCAAAAAGAACTTTCAGACGCTTTATTAAAAACAAATGACCTTGAAGATAAATTATTAACAATTCAAGAGCAAAAAGACAAAATATTTAAGACGTATGTAGGTAAAAATAAGGACTTGGGTAAAAAGTTGATTGAGCAACTTGAAACTATGGAAGAATACCTAAAGCTTGAGAAAAAACGAAAAGATAAAACCGAAGAAATAAAAGAGCTGGTTGAGGGAACACGAGATAGTCTATTAGAATCCGTTGGTCTATCATCCGATATGTTTAAAAACGGAATCAAGTTTGGTCTTGGTATGATGGTTGCTAAAAAGGCAGCTGATATGGTGAAAACCGCACTTGAATCTACGGTTGGTCTTGCTAAAGAAATGTATCTTAATATGGGAACTACCGCAGGTGAAGCTGCAAGAGTTGGAGCCGAGGTAACAAAAGCAAGTTTGTCTATGACCGGACTTTTGTATGGTTCCGAAGCGGTTGCTGAAGCTGCAAAATCAACCGCTGAATATTTTGGAAGCACGCATGTGATTAGTTCAGATATGTTAAAGAATGTAACTGAACTTAACGCAATGATGGGTGATGGTGCTGGTGCGGCACAAATGAGTCAATTACTTCAAAGTGCAAGTGGTAATGCCGCTGGTCTGACCGATGAAATTAAGGAAATTGCTCAAGGTGTGGGTGTTGACGCTTCATTCGTATTTAAAGAAATGGGTGAAAACGCAAATTTATTGGTTGGTAAATCAAAAGAAGAAATTAAAATACTTGCTAAAAAAACTGCGGAGTTAAAAAAGCAAGGTATGTCAATGGATTTAATGAATTCAGTATCGGAAAATATGTTGGATATTGAGTCTTCGTTAAAAGCGGAAATGAAAGCCAGAGCATTTGGTATGGATGTAAATACAGCTGCAATGCGTGAAGCGGCTCTTGCATATCAGATGACAGGCGATGCTACTGCTTTGACTAAAGCTTTAGAAGAGCAAATTGGAACCGCTGAGGAGTTTGGTAAAATGGGACCAATGCAACAAAGAATTTACGCAGATTCTTTGGGTATGACCTCTGAACAAATTACTGAAATGTTGACTAAACAAGAAGCACTATCACATCAAACCGAAATGTATGGTGAAACAGGTGCAGCCGCTATTGCAAAGGTAACCGCCTTTGCATCAAGTATTGGTACTGGATTTGCTGCATCAATGCCATTGTTGGCTCAAACCACCGGATTTATGAAAAACATTGGGATTGATATGGGTGGCATGGTTAAATCATCCGCAGAATTTGTAAAGAATTTAGTTAAAGCTGGTGCTAGTAAAGTCATGGGTATGTTTGGTAAAGGCGGAGCCGCTGGTGCTACAGCGGCCGCAGGTTCCGCTGTGACTCCACCATCTCCCCCAGATATTGTTGGTGATAAAAAAGGTCCGCAAGGAAAAGGTGGTGGTGGTATTGGAAAAACTATAAGTGGATTAGGTAAGGGTGTTGGTGGCGCTTTAAAAGGAATAGCTGGTGGTTTTGCAGCATTTGCTAATCCAGCAACTATACTTGGTGTAGCCGTTATTACCGCTGGTCTAATTGGAGTTGGATTTGCCCTTAAAGTAGCCGCTCCTGGCATTAAAGCCATTGGTGAAGCTATTTCTACAGTAGTGGGCGCTCTTGGTGATTTTATTGTTAAAATTGCACAAATAGCAAGTCCCGAAGTAGGGCTTGGATTAATGAGTTTGGCTCTTGGGTTTGGCTCACTTTCTATTGCATTAGCTTCATTTGCTATTGCTGGAATAGCAGCGGTTCCTGCTATGGCTGCAGTTGGTGTATTCACAGCCGCAATGAGTATTTTAGGAGCCGTTGGTGATAGTGGAGCCGGAGGTGGTGGTGAAAATACCGGTGACCCATTGTTAGAAGAGATTAAAGGTCTCCGAGCAGATATTCAGTCACAACCAATAGTTATTAAAGTAAACGACAAATTAGTCACGGAAATGAGCCGAGCTAATTCTCGTATGGAAACCGTAAGAAGACAACATAGATAAGGGTTGATGTGGCATTAATAGACTT